TGACGGTAAGGTGCTGATGCACTGCCATGCCTGTGGGGCTTCTGGACTTGATGTGGTCCGGGAGCTAGGCTTGAAGCCTGGAGTGCTGTTCAGAGACAGCGAAGGTAAGTTTGCTCCAGATCCTGATTGGAAGCTCAAGAGCACAAAAGAGGATGACCTGCTCTATGTGATGATCTATGAGGCACAAGAGAGCCGCGGGGAAGTGATAAGGGCTAGTGAGATGAAGCGGTATCGACTAGCTAAGCGCAGGAACGAGATAAGGGAGAAGAAGGGGTTATGAACTATTACAATGAGTTTGAGCCGTTCGCAGCGGAATGGCTTAAAGAGCTTATTAAAGACGGCTTGATACCGGATGGTGAGGTAGATACCAGAAGCATTGTTGATGTTGAGCCAGGAGACCTAAAAGATTTTACTCAGTGCCATTTTTTTGCCGGAATAGGAGGGTGGGCATATGCAGCTAGACTTGCTAGATGGAGAGATGACAGACCAATGTGGACAGGATCACCGCCCTGCCAACCGTTCTCAGTCGCAGGAAAGCAGAAAGGGACAGACGATGAGCGACATCTCTGGCCCGTCTGGTTCAATCTCGTCAGAGAGTGCAGACCTTCAATCATATTTGGAGAGCAAGTTAGCTCCGCTATCAGGCATGGCTGGCTTGATTCCCTTCAAGAAGACTTGGAAGCTGAAGGCTACGCCTGCGCAGCGGCGGTACTGCCAGCTTCAGGTGTCGGCGCTCTCCACAAAAGGGATAGGCTCTGGATCGTGGCCCACGCCAGCGGCTCGGGACGGCAAGGATGGGGCGGCTCCGAGCGTAGTGAACAGCGGGAGATCCGACAAGATGGCGCACTGTGTTCATCTGATGGAAGATGTGGCGAAATGGCCGACACCGATGCACACGGACGGATCGAAAGCATGCAATCGGTATCGGGAGAACTATCAGAACGGACTCGGAGCGATGGCGTCAACGATCTCGGCTTGGCCGACAGCATCGGCGAGGGATCACAAGGGCGGCTATCCGGGGGGCAGGATCAGAAACGGCCAGTGGAGTGTGGACACCCTGGATGTGACGGCGCAACTGATGGGATGGCCGACACCATGCGCGAGCGACAATCGGAATCGCGGTCATTACGACAGCGGGGCGGTTCAGAATCGGATCAAGAAGGGCAAATCAATCGAGTTATCAATGCTGGCAAGCTCAATATGGCTGACTCCAACGACATCGGACACCAATGGAACGAGGGAACTGGACGGGAAGCGGAGCGGCGGGCTGAATACGCAGGCAACGACTCTCTGGCCGACAGTGACAACTCAGGACAACGCTCAGATGGCGGGCCAGTACAGCAAGACCAATGGCACAACACTTGGGGGCGCTGTCAGGCAGTGCAATGCAAAGACGGAAAAGTCCGCGCCATCCCAACTGAACCCGAGATTTTCCCTTTGGCTAATGGGATACCCAATCGAGTGGGCACATTGCGCGGAGCGGGTAACGCCATTGTCCCGCAGGTCGCGGCGGAAATCATAAGGGCATTCGTATGAAAAACGATCCAGTAAACAGTCCTGATCACTATGCCATACAGGGTATCGAGTGCATTGATTATATTGAGCAACAGTTAAGCACTGCGGAATTCAGGGGATACCTGCTCGGAAACGTGCATAAGTACCTTCACCGGCATAAGTATAAGAACGAAATGGAGGACTTAAAAAAGATGGAGTGGTACTTCAACAAGTACCTTGCGAAGTACAATGAATGGGGTAGTGAGGATGAGTGATATACGCATGGGTCCGCCATACGGCGAGAAGCATGGCAAGGGGAAGAAGTACCCGGATTGGCTGGTGATGGCTGTCAGGATGGAGCATTACGACTTCGGAGAGCCCGTCAAGGAGATATCCACTGTCCTGGGGATACCCGAGTCTACCGTCAGGCAATGGGTGAACTACTACAGCAGGTCAAGGAGCTGATATGCGCATTGCCATCTATGACGTTGACAGCAAAATACCCAACCTTGCCCTGATGAAGATATCAGCATGGCATAAGTCTCAGGGTGATAGCGTTGAAATGTACTCTCCTTTATTCCAATCGGAATATGACAAAATCTACGCAAGCAAGATATTCAACTTCTCTGATGGATCAATGCTGAACCCAGAAAAAATGGTGATCGGTGGCACTGGTTACGATATGAAAAAGGAATTGCCTGAAGAAATTGAGGATATGGTCCCAGACTATTCAATCTATAACTATCCGCACAACATCGGCTTCACCATGAGAGGATGCAGGTTAAAGTGTTCTTTTTGCGTTGTTCCAGAGAAAGAGGGAAAGCCATACGGAGTGATGACGATCCCAGAGATATGGACCCAGAGGGACAGTGACTTCATTCTGCTGCTAGATAATGATTTCTTTGGAAATCCTGAGTGGGCTAAAAGGATTGAAGAGCTTCAAGACTTGGACTTGAGGGTGAACTTCAGCCAGGGATTGAATATACGAAACATCAAGCCAGATCAGGCTGAAGCTGTGGCGAGTGTCAGGTTCAGGAATATGTCTGGAAAGAAAAAGCAGGTCCACTTTGCGTGGGATGATCCGAGGCATGAGAAGCTGATCCACAAGGGAATCAATATCTGCTTAGAGGCAGGTCTCAAGGCTCACCAGATGGCTTTCTATGTCCTGATTGGATATCACTCAACCCCAGAGCAAGACCTGCACAGGGTAGAGGTTCTAAGAGATTACGGTTGCGATCCATTCGTTATGCCGTACAACAAGGAAGATATGTATCAGGCGAAATTCACCAGATGGGTCAACCATAAGGCAATATTTAAGTCAGTGCCGTGGGAGCAGTATTCCGATGGTGTAAAAAAGCAAAACATTGATGAAAACCAGTTAAATATGTGGAGTGCCTGATATGCGTAGAATACTGCTGATGTTTGCTATAATACTTCCCGGCTGCGCGGTTGACAGCCTATGCGCCCAGAGATGGGAGTGGGAAGCAACCGGGCATGATTATGTTGGTATACCGCCAGGAGCGGATTACTGCGGAGAGCGTTATGGCTAGGCCAGAGAGAGTCTTCACCGAGGAAGAGATCGCCGAGGTTGAGAGGCTTGCTCCATCATTAACGCAGCAGCAGCTCGCTGACTATTTCTGTATTAGCGTCAATACGTTAAAGGAAATCATGAAGCGGGATAAGCGCGTTTCTGATAGTTACAAGCGTGGATTGACCAGAGCCGGGATCATTATGGTTGAGAAGCTATATGACAAGGCTATGGAGGGCGATCATGCGAGCATGAAGCTCTGGCTGTCTCAGAGGATGGGATGGACAGAGAAGAGCCGTCAGGAGATCTCAGGACCAGAGGGTAGGCCGATCGAGAAGGACTACCATGTAACCATCGAGGTAGTACAACCAGGAGACTTAGACGATGCCGATTAGCATCAAGCGCATAGGTAAGCGATACAGGCTAGTGGAGCCCGATGGCACAATAGCGAAGAACGATAACGGTAAAGCGATTGATGGCGGCGGTCATAACACAAAGGAGCGGGCTGAGTCTCAGCGCAGGGCTATCGCTATCAGGAAGTCTACCGTAGAGATCGAATGAAGCTGCAGATCGCACCAAAGCTGCTGCCGGTCCTGGATGCCAAGCAGCGCTTTGTCGTTGTATACGGTGGCCGGGGAAGCGGCAAGAGCTACGGGCTCGGCTCCCTGAGCCTCCTGAAAGCTCTCAACGGGCAGAAGGTTGGAGCCTTCCGAGAGTTTCAGAACTCCATAGATGACTCCGTACACAGCCTCCTGGCGGCTCAGATAGAGTCCTACGGGCTCGATGCCTTCGAGGTCCAGAACAACCAGATACTCTTCAACGGTGAGGTAGCCTTCAAATTCAGGGGTCTGGCTCGCAACGTGGAGGCGGTCAAGTCAATGTTCGGCTTCAATCTGTTCTGGATTGAAGAGGCGCAGACAATATCCTTCGAGAGCCTCAAGGCTCTAACCCCTACGCTCCGGGAGCAGGGCAGTCAGATATGGCTGTCAGGCAATCCCCGGTCTAGCACTGACGCATTCTCCGAGAGATTCATCAAGCCGTTCGAGAAGCAACTGGAGCGCGATGGGATCTATGAGGATGATATGCACTTGGTGATCCGCATGAACTATGAGGATAACCCGTGGTTCGTGAAGACCCCACTGGAGCAGGAGAGGCTGCATGATA